CACTAATGTTGCCTTCGGCCTCAAGCCGATCAATACCGCAGGTAGCGCTCCAGCTACCCAAGGTACTAATGCATACTTCATCGACAGCGCCGCTAGCGCGATCTATCAGGGATCAATGGTAAAGGCCGATAACGGTGGTGAAATCGTTATCTGTTCTGCATCCGGCGATACTGAAGCTCCCGTTGGCGTTTTTGCTGGCTGTGAATATGTATCATCTACGACTGGTAAGAAAGTCTTCTCAAACTACTGGCCCGGTTCAGGTGCCGACACAAACTTCGATATCATCGGATATGTGTACGACAACCCGCTCCAGCGCTTTGTAATTTGCACAGACGCTAGCATTACCAACAAAGCAACTGCTGTTGCCGCCATTTTTGAGAACTCACAGTTCAATAATGGTGCAAGCGGTAGCACAACCACAGGCATTTCTAGCGCACAGCTTGATGTCGCAACTCTCGACGCCGCTAACGCCTCTCTTCCTTTGAAGATTGTGGGCATCTTAGACGACGCTGAGAACAACGACTTCACTGCCGCTGGTATTCCTATGATTGTGATGCTTAACAACCACGCACTGCTTCAGTCTAATTCTGAAGCCGCAATCGCATAAGGGAGTGTAGATAATGGCTATTTCTCGCGCACAACTCGCCAAAGAACTAGAGCCGGGTCTAAACGCTCTCTTTGGTATGGAATATGGTCGCTACGAAGGCCAGCATGCTGAAATCTTCGACACCGAGTCATCAGATCGGGCATTCGAGGAAGAAGTTATGCTGTCGGGTTTCGGGGCTGCGCCGACTAAAGGTGAAGGCACAGGTGTATCTTACGACGATGCACAAGAAGCTTACACTGCTCGGTACAACCACGAGACAGTAGCAATGGCTTTCTCAATCACTGAAGAAGCTGTTGAAGACAATCTGTATGATCGTCTGGCCTCTCGCTACACTCGTGCACTCGCACGGTCAATGGCACACACAAAGCAGGTTAAAGCTGCATCAATCCTGAACAACGCATTCTCTGCTGGCGCATTTGCTGGTGGTGACGGTGTTGCTCTTTGTGATGCATCACACCCGCTGACATCAGGCGGCACTTTCGCCAACGAACCATCAGTAGCTGCTGATTTGAACGAAACTTCTTTGGAAGACGCTCTGATCAACATTGCTGGTTTCGTTGATGAGCGTGGCCTGATTGTTGCTCTTCGTGGCATGAAGCTGATCATCCCACGTCAGTTGCAGTTCGTTGCAGAACGTCTGCTCGTATCAAACCTTCGGGTAGGTACAGCCGACAACGATATCAACGCCATCAAGTCATCAGGCATGCTGCCTGAGGGTTATGTAGTCAACGACTACTTGACCGACACCGATGCGTTTTTCATCAAAACTGACGCGCCAAACGGCTTCAAGCACTTTGAACGTGCTGCTCTTGCAACCAATATGGACCCAGACTTCGACACTGGTAACATGCGGTTCAAGGCCCGTGAGCGTTACAGCTTCGGCTTCTCAGACCCACGTTGTGTATTCGGTTCACCGGGCGCATAATTGTAGGCATAATAAAGTAAAAGGGCGGCTATTCAGTCGCCCTTTTTTTATGTATAATGATTTATCCCTGACAGTCCGGGGTTCGGACTGACACTAGCCACGACAGGAGATAAAAATGGCTCGTACAACTTTTTCAGGTCCACTGAAGGTAGATACTGCTTTCTGGGCAAACCCAATTCTTTTTGCAGACTTGCCAACCGCTTCAGCAGATAACGAAGGGTACATTTATTATGTATCTAACGCTCGTAAAGCTGCTGAAGGTGTTGGCGCTGGTACAGGCAACCTTGTGTTTTCTGATGGATCAAACTGGATTCGTGTAGACACTGGCGCAACTGCTGCTGCATAAGGGGGCTTAAATGGCTGGTCCAGTAAAAGCCTACAATGTGACAGCCACCGGGGCTGTAGGTCCGGGTCGCTCACGCATTAAGCAGATTGTCATGTACGCAACAGGTGCTGGTGCATTTACAATCACCGACGGCAACGGCGGTGCAACACTAATTACGCAAAAGTTTCCAACAGGTCAGAATGTTTTGAACATTCCGGGTGATGGGGTGATTGCGGAAAGCGGTGTGTATGTAAGCGCAATTTCAGGAACTGGCGCAGAACTGACAGTCTTCTTGGCATAAAACAATGTCTGCCCACGAGATACGATCTATTAGCCAAGTCGGCACATCTGAGCCGTTTGAGCTACAGGTCGCTCGTGGGCAGATTCCGGGTCATAAAACTGTTTTTAAGTTTGGTTACAATGCTGCTGTTGGAGCCACTAAGGAAACTATTTGGGAACAAGGTGGTTTATACGCTTATCCCGCATCAGCCACAGTAATGACTATATCAAGCAGTTCGGCTAACGACACTGCCGCAGGTACTGGCGCGAGAACAGTAGAAGTTTTTGGCCTAAATGCGGATTACAACGAAATAAACGAAGTTGTCACGCTGAATGGGCAAACTGCTGTTAACACCACAAAATCTTACTTACGGATAAATCGCGGCATTGTTCGCAGTGCAGGCAGTAGTGGCGCAAACGCTGGCACACTTTACGCAGGAACAGGCACAGTGACCGCTGGAGTTCCAGCTAATATTTACCTGACCATCAACGGCGATGGTGACAACCAAACATTAATGGGTCTTTGGACAGTTCCCGCAGGATATACAGCCTTTCTCACAAAGATGGCTTTGTCCACAGGCACATCAACTCAGACACCTGCTATTCTGAATGCTAGTCTTGTTGCTAGGCCATACGGAGAAGTCTTCCAGATAAAAGAAAGATTTACTTTAACAGATGGTGCGCACGAGCAGTTCTATACTTTTCCAATAAAATTCACAGAAAAAACAGACTTGGAGATGAGAGCATTTTCTTCTTCAGGGTCGGTTGACTTTAATGTGTCCGCGTCAATGGAATTCATTTACATACTAAATAACGGTAGATTGTAATGGCGACAAAGAAGAAAAAATCTGTTAGTTTATCAGTTAAGCGTGGCGAAAAGTTGCCAGCATCACGCGGTGCTGGATTAACAGCTAAAGGCCGCGCAAAATATAACCGGGCCACAGGTTCAAAACTGAAGGCACCGCAACCCGGCGGTGGTAAGCGCCGCACATCTTACTGCAAGCGTAGCGCTGGGCAGATGAAGATGCACAACATCAACTGTTCTAAAACACCTAAAAAGCGTATCTGCGCTGCTCGAAGAAGATGGAAATGCTAACAATGACTGAAAAGATGTTATTAGCCATAGCCGCGTTTTTCGGAACAACCATAGTGACTGTTTTAGTCTCTTTTTTGTATTGGGTCGGCGCTAATGTTGTTGACTTAAAAACAGACACTGCCGTGGTGGCGACGAAGGTTGAAGAAAATCACAAGATGCTGTCTGTGTTGTGGAAAGATTTTTTGGAGAATAAGAATGGCGATCTCGCGTGGTTCAATGTCGAAACAGATAAGTAAGGGTGGGTCCAAAGATGCATGTTACCGCAAGGTTAAACGCCGCTATAAGGTCTTCCCGTCAGCGTATGCAAGCGGGGCAATCGCCAAGTGTCGTAAGGTCGGCGCGGCAAACTGGGGAAACAAAACAAAAAAAGCCAGTGGTGGCACCTACAAATACAGAACAACCAAAATATATTGATAGCGGTGGAGTGTCTATGAAACCGTGGTAAGGGAGTAGAAATGGATCCGGTCACGGCGATAGGGATTGCGACAACAGCGTACACCGCAATCAAGAAAGGATTCGCCGCCGGACGTGAAGTAGAGCAGATGGCAGGCGACCTTGGTCGCTGGATGAACGCACTAGGTGCTATTAAGGAAGGCCACAAGAAAGCAAAAGGTCGTAGAATTGGCACAGTTGAAGAGGAAGCACTAGAGACGTTTGCCATTCAGAAGAAAGCGGAGCAGATGGAAAACGAGCTTCGCAACTTCATAATAGGCAACTACGGCATGAATGGTTGGCAGGAGATACTTAGAATACAGGCTAGGTTACGCAAAGAAAGACAGATAGAAGAGCAGCGAAAGCAAGAACAAATAGAAGAAATGATTATGCTGGGGCTAGGTATTGCTATTGTCTTAACGGTCACGGTGTTTTTAGTATGGTTTTGGACGGCAATAGGCTAGAGAAATGGCAGTACGAAAAACTAAAAAAGGTGCAGCCCTCAAACGCTGGTTCAAGGAAGAATGGAAAGATGTACGCACGGGGAAAGCGTGTGGGCGCAGCGAGGGTGAAAAGCGGGGCACTCCATATTGCCGCCCCGCCAAGCGCGTGTCTTCTAAGACCCCTAAAACAGCAAGTGAAATGACAAGCGCTCAAAAGCGTAGTAGAATAGCACAGAAGAAAAGGCTTGGTCAGCCAGCAGGTAAGCCGCGCAGAGTTAAGCCATTGAGAAGGAAAAAGTAAATGGCAACTTCAGGGTCATATAACTTCGAGCTAGACGTAGCTGAGATTATTGAAGAAGCATACGAGCGGTGCGGTCTTGAATTACGCACTGGCTACGATGCCAAAACAGCGCGTCGGTCTCTTAACTTAATGTTTGCTGAGTGGGCAAACCGTGGTCTTAACTTGTGGACAGTGAAGCAGGGTTCACAAGCCTTGACACAAGGTACGGCTACCTATGCTTTTGCTGATGACTACACAGACTTGCTGGAAGTAGTTCTTCGCCGTAACGGGGTTGATTATGAGTTAAGTCGTATGTCTCGCGCTGAATACTTGACCTTGCCTAACAAGGCGACAGAAGGTCGGCCTAGCCAGTATTACTACAACCGCAAGATTATCCCAGAAATTACATTGTGGGCTACACCAGAAAATTCAACTGATACATTGGTTTATTATTATGTGTCTCGTATTGAAGACGCTGATACATTAGCCAACACTAACGACGTACCTTTCCGGTTCTATCCTTGTATGGTCGCTGGCTTGGCGTACTACCTGTCTATGAAAAAGGCTCCAGAGCGGGTGCAGCTATTGAAGTCTGTCTATGAAGAAGAATTCCAACGGGCGGCTGACGAAGACGAAGATAGAGTATCTTTGAAGCTACAACCTAATATTCAGTATCTGAGAGTTAATTAATGGCGCGGTATGCTTCAGGTAAAAAAGCTTGGGGTTATTCAGACAGGTCAGGATTTCGGTATCGTCTGGCTGAAATGGTTACTGAGTGGAATGGTGCAAAGGTTGGGCCGGATGAGTATGAGGCAAAGCACCCACAGCTAGAGCCAATACGTCCGGGGCCGGACCCGCAGGCGCTGCATCAGCCACGTCCAGATCAACGCACAGAAAACGCGGTTGAGCGGTTGTTGCCACTGAATCCGTTTCTTACAGGTGCCTCAGGTTCGTCTACAGTCACTGTAATAGAGCCTGCACACGGCAGAACAACTGGTGACACAGTTCGTTTTAGGACCGCAGAGACATTTGACGGTATTGCAGAAGCCACTATAGAAGCGCCTGCTGGCTATACA